GGCTGTTCCTAAGAGCAAAATCCCAACCATAGAGCGCTGGTGTTACAGCATCGGCGTACATAGCCGCACTCTGGATGACTGGCAAGCGCGCTACCCTGATTTTCGGGACGCATACCAGACCGCGCGTGGGTTACAGCAGGCTTTTGTTATTGAGCTTGGGGCCGCTGGCATCGGCACAAGCATGATGAATACCTTCATGCAGGTTAAACATGACTGGCGAGTAGAGAAAGAGCCAGAAGAGGAAAACAAACCTCTTGAAATCCGTATCGTTAAAGCCGTTAAGCCGGGTACTGAATAATGGACGTGCCATTAACTGACCCGCAGGCGGCTTTCGTCTTCAGTGAGAAGCCCCACCCGGCAATCGTGGCCGGACTCGGTGCAGGTAAGTCACGTGCTGCGACGATGCGACTGATTCTGTTGATGCTGGATAACCCCGGTATCAATACGCTTTACACCATGCCTACCTACGACCTGTTGAAGCTGCGTGCCATCCCTGGTGTGCTGGATGACCTTAACATGTTGGGTCTGAAGTATTCGCTGAACAAATCAGATTACGCGGTCAGCATAAAAGGCATGGGGACTATCTTCTTCCGCTCCTATGATAACCCCGACCGCCTCATCGCGTTCGAGGTAGCGCATTCGGTTGCCGATGAGCTGGACGTCCTGACCAAAGAACAGGCGAATCTGGTGTGGCGTAAGATTTCCGAGCGTACCCGCCAGCCTAGCAAACTGCCAAACTCCATCGCCGCCGTAACGACACCTGACCAGGGTTATTCTGGTTTCGTATACGACCGCTGGGTCACTCGTGCCGACGACTCTACCGAACTGATTAAAGCATCCACACTGTCCAATCCGTACCTGCCCGATGGCTACGTAGACCAGATTCGTGCCAACTACGACGCCGCGCTGGCCGAGATGTACATCAACGGCGAATTCGTCAGCCTGACGGCGAATAAGGTGTATCACTATTTCGGTCGCGATACTCATGGCACAGATATGATTATCGAGCCTGGCGACCGCCTACACATTGGTCTGGACTTCAATATCGGTGGCTGTTGTGCTGTGGTGTTCGTGCTGGATGACGAAGGTCCCGTTGCCGTTGATGAGTTTGTAAGCCATGACACCCGTGACTTTATCAACAACGTCAGAGTGCGCTACGGCAACCACGACGTAACGGTTTACCCGGATGCCTCTGGACGCGCCGGCCGCACTAACGCCACGGTGTCAGATATTGGCCTGATTGAGCAGGCTGGCTTACGCGTAGAAGCCCCAGCCAAGAACCCTTATGTCCGCGACCGTGTTAACGCCGTTAATTCTCTGTTGTCTCATCGCCGCCTTGCGGTCAACATTGAGAAGTGCCCTAAAACTACTCAGGCGCTGGAGACTCAGGGTTACAACGACAAAGGCGAGCCAGAGAAGTTCAACACTCACCCGGCAATTGATGACTGGGCCGACAGTCTGGGTTATTGTATGCACAGGCTATTCCCGGTTAACCGTCCGGTTATCAACATTCCTGTATCTTTCGCCCTTTAACTAAGAGATTAAGCTGATGGCAAACGACAACAGCGTAAGAACAAAACACCGCGAGTGGCAATTCCACTTCGAGAAATGGAAGAAGGTGCGTAACGCTGTTGCGGGCGACCTTATCAGCTACCTGCGCAATGTAGGCCTGAACGAGCCAGACCCGAAATATGGCGAGGCGCGTCAGGCTGAGTATGAGCAGGGCGCTATCTGCTACAACTTCACCAAGCGCACCCTGTCGGGCATGGTCGGCAGCGTCATGCGTAAAGACCCGGAACAGATTATTCCGAATGAGCTGGAGTACCTGCTGCGTAACTGCGACGGTTCTGGTGTCGGCCTGTGGCAGCACGCGCAGGATACGCTGATGGAGGTTGACTCTGTCGGGCGTGGCGGCCTGCTGGTGGACGCTCCAGAGACGGCTGCGGCAACGGCTGCCGAGCAGAACGAAGGATTATTAAACCCGGTCATCGCATTCTACACGGCGGAGAACATCATCAACTGGCGCATGAAGCGCTTCGGCTCGGTGAACCGCGTCGTGATGATTGTATTGCGTGAGGTCTGGGAATACTACGAATCGGATGACGAGTTTGTCGTGAAATATGGCGAACAGTATCGCGTGCTTGACCTGGACGAGAATGGTAAGTACCGCCAGCGCCTGTATAAGTTCAAGGCATCTGGCGGCGACGCGGAACCAGTTGAGACGATTTACCCGAACCTGGGGCCGCAGTTAGAAGGTAAAATTCCGTTCACGTTCATCGGTGCGAGCAATAACGATGCAACTATCGATGATGCGCCGCTGCTGCCGCTGGCTGAACTGAACATTGGCCACTTCCGCAACAGCGCGGATAACGAGGAATCCAGCTTCGTTGTGGGCCAGCCGACGCTGTTTATCTTCCCTGGGCAGGATATGAGTAACGCCGCGTGGAAAGAGGCCAACCCCAACGGTGTCAGGATGGGCAGTCGCACAGGCCACAACGGAGGCTTTGGCGGTGATGTTAAGCTTGTCCAGGCTGAAGCTAATAACCTTGCCAAGCAGAACATGCTGGACAAGGAAACGCAGGCTATTCAGATTGGGGCACAGCTAATCACGCCGACGCAGCAGATTACCGCTGAATCTGCCCGCCTCCAGCGTGGCGCGGATACGTCTGTTATGGCGACCATCGCGCGCAACGTCAGCATGGCATACACCGACGCGCTGAAATGGGTCGCCGCTATGATGGGCCTGCGTGAAGGCGTGGAAATTGAGTTCAAGCTGAATATGGACTTCTTCCTCCAGCCGATGACCGCACAGGACCGCGCCGCGTGGGTTGCCGATGTCAACGCGGGCTACCTACCGGCAACTGCCTACTATGCGGCCCTGCGTAAAGCTGGCGTGACTGACTGGACGGATGAAGATATCATGAATGCAATCGCCGACCAGCCGCTGCCGAGTGCGACGACTGTAACCGGCGATATCCCGGCCAATGCAAACCAGCCGGACCAACAGAACGGCGGTAATGTGAATGACCAGAACCGAGTTTAAAATATTCACCGTGGCCGCGATTGCGGTCACTCTTTACATGTGGTGGTGCGTATGATTGACGCTATTTTATTAACTGGTTTCATTTGTCTTATTGTTGGCTATTTGGTTGGGTTACTTACCTCATGAGCCTAATTTCCGCTTTCATCAGCCACCAGGTCTGGCTCCAGCGCAACGCCTCGCATGAGGTTAATGAGCTGGAGCCTTTCGTCCAGCAGATGCGTGACGAGGTGCGTAAGCAGGTTCTCCAGTTCGGTGACGACAACCGCACACGGCAGAACCTGGAAAAGCTGTTGCGCGACCTGGAGGACATCCTTGACGGCATAACTACGAACTGGCAGGACAAGCTGACAGAGGACTTACAGTCGCTGGCCGAATACGAGGCCAACTGGACGACAAAGACGCTTACTGCAAACGTCGATGCCGAGTTTGTCACACCGTCGCCAGAACAGGTCTGGTCCGCGGTTAAGTGGAATCCACTGGCGCTGAATGATAAACCCGCCGACCTGTTCGGTATGATGGCTGGATGGGGCGGCACGGAGATAAGCCGTCTCGTCACCGGCGTTAAGATGGGCTTCGTGCAGGGCAAGACGACGCGCCAGATTGTGAAGGAAGTCGTAGGCCCCGGCGGCCTGGCCGACATCAGCCAGCGGAACGCGGCAACCGTAATTCGCACGGCGCTGAACCACGTATCGACCCAGGCGCGCGAAACGACGTACAAGAAGAACAGCGACATCGTAGAGAAATACGAATGGGTATCTACCCTGGATAGCCGGACCTCGACTATATGCCGTAGTCGTGACGGTCAGAAGTACGAGATTGGTAAAGGCCCGCTGCCACCGGCGCACGCTAATTGTCGGTCGAGTACAGCTCCCGTAATCAGTTCAGAATACGACTTCCTGGACGCTGGCGCTAAACGTGCAGCCAGGGGTGCTGAAGGTGGGACGCAGGTTGACGCGAGCACAACCTATTACGACTTCCTGAAGCAACAACCGGCCTGGTTCGTGGACGAGGCTTTAGGCCCGGTACGTGGTAAAATATTCCGTAACGCTGGCATCAGCCCGGAAGAGTTCCGCGTAATTTCCGTTGACGGCTTCGGCCGCCCGCTTACACTACAACAGATGGCTGACCTCGATAAGCGAGTGGCCGACTACCTGAAGGGGTTATGATATGGCAGGCTTTTTCACAGTAACAGACGTTCCGGCGCGCCGCGTCGTACAGTACAAACGTGTATCAGGCTCGGCTGAAGGAGCTATCCACCTGGAAGATGAATCCATCCTTGGTAAAGCTGTAGACGAGATGCCGTATGCGGATAAGACAGGTATTGCGGTTGCCGCTGGTGGTACGCTGTTCGAAGTCCCATATCTGGAAGATGCAGGCGACGTGTATTTTGCAACACAGCCAGAAGACGCACAGCTCGGCGCAACTGCGACCACACTAACGGCAACACCGAAAGCGGGTAAATCGCCGTACACCATGCAGTGGTACAAAGACGACAAGCAGGTCGTTAACGTGCCGGATGGTGGTACTTCGCTGAAAGTTACAGAGGCCGGGAGATACTGGGCTGTTGTGACAGACGCCGACGGTGTACAGTCGGTGTCGAAAGCTGCTGAAGTTAAGCCGAAAGCAGAGTAAAGAAAAGGCCCCTTCCGGGGCCTTAATTATTAGAAGCCATCAAATTCATCTTTCATTTCAACATCTCCGGTGAAATAGTCAGACGGCCAACTTCGCCATACTCCGCACTGTAGGTTATCACATTCGCGCTACGCCCGGACATCCAGCCGCCGCGCGACGCATACGCATCTTTAGCCGCGAGCGTACGATGCTGCTCAACAATCATGTTGCGTGATTCGACCAGCTTCTGATGATGCAGGTGTCCGACATGCGCGTAACTGTATTCACTGTCGCCAAACGCTTTGCGGAATTTAGATATCATAATCTGCTCGACATTATCGAATTTAGATTTATGTCCGTGCGTGAAAAACAGCGTTGTTTTGCCGTGTTGCACCATCTTATACACATCGGCAGACGTATCTACGAACACACGCGGCTCGTTGTCGTAGAGCGCGCTGAACATCTCTGCCAGCCAAATCATGCCACTCTCGTCGTGGTTCCCCTGGACGATAAGCAACTTCACGACAGGATGTTTAACCAGCGCCATGTCGACAACGCGACGGACCATACGAATCATGGTGCGAACCAGTTTCTGATAGCGCGTATCTGCGTCCAGAACGTGACCGGATGCCGGAGTTACCGCATCCAGTGAGTCAAAGTGCGCCAGGTCGCCAAGCAGGTTAATAACACCAACACCGGCAGCCGGAGCCTGTTGAAACGCCGCATCGAACCAACGGGAGAATAAATCCTCAGCGATTTTCATATCCCAGTCGTCGCCGGTTTCGTCGGCCCAACTCAGCATGCCGAGGTGGAAGTCTGAAACGGTGTAGAGGTTTAGCA